AATTCTTCTAAATAGTTTAAGGCTGTTTTTGATTCAATCATTCTACAACTCCATCATCTTTTGCCTGTTTATTATAATTTTTTTTCATATGTTCTATTATCTGCTCATTAGTTGCTTCAATAAATTACTCTTCTACATCTTCAACCATTGCCTTCTCAAATGGATTCTTGATAATACTTTTCATTGGTTTATTAAACTTAATGCTTAATACTACAACGAATAAACCAGACCAAATCAATGTAATAACACAGAAACCGATAATTACTGCTATCAAAATTCGCCTCCATCTTCATAATTATTATTTAAACCTTCTTCGAAATCAATTCTATCTCTACTTTTATCTTCTAACTTACCATTACCTTTGTAAATACCAGCCTCAAATTTTCTAGTCCAATAAGGTGTCATAATTTCCTTATCTTCTTCTGGTTTTGCTCGTAATTGCATAAAAGACCACGAGTTTTCAATAGCCATACCCATAGAGTCCATACAATGGTTATTTCTATCTTCTGGTAACTCTGGTTTTTTTCTATCAAACTGATAATTCTTAAATTCTCTAATAGTATTTGTGCAGTTTTTAAATACAAACAATTTATGCTGATAAATCATACCTCTAATCATATGAATACGAGTTGGAATAGACTTTTCAGCATCTCTTGGTCGACATTCTTGTATCAAAGATAGCCTAGCGACTCCACCAGCAGGGTCTTGATACGTTGCATATGGTCTACGATGGTATTTATCAATAAAAAACTTTAGCCATTGGTTAATTTCTTGAATACTCATACCTGGTTTAGAGTGTTCATCTATTATATACCAATTTCCATCAGTATTTACCGTACTAACAGTAATAGCAGTAGGGTCATTGATACCATAATCTAATCCAAATATATATTCTACTGGTTTAGAATCTACTGGATAGCCATCAACAGTAAATTCTTCTACTCCAGGATAGACTAAACCATTTGCAAAGCTAAATTGACCACCAAATTCTCTTTCAAAATCAATCGGGTCCCAAGTTGCCTTAAGTCGTTCATATTCATCGGGTGGAAATGAAGGATTTTCTTTAGAAGTCCAAGTAACAAACTCATAATCAGGATTATCTTTGAACTTACGATACATTTCATATGTAAAACTCCTACTATATATAGAAGAAGTACACAAACCCTGACCTTTAGTAGAACCAGTACGACCTTCAAGAATCTTCCATTTACTTTCATCTAATCCATCAGACTCATCAGCCCAAAACCAATGTAAATTTAATCCTCTAATAAGTTCAGGCATATCCATAGACCTTAGGAATATCTTAGAATATGTAGGTTTACCGTTCTCATCTGGTCCAGTCGGTATAACAACCATCTTGTCTCTTTTAATCCAATACTTTCTTAAATGTGGAAATGTATCAAAGAACTTAGCTAATGTAGACTGATTCAACTGGTCCCAAGTATTAGCACAAATCATACCTTGAACATTAGGTATTTGCATCCTTTGAGCCGCCCAAAAGCATCCAGTTGTAGTATTATGAGTGACTATAAAATCATTTATCACATATGTAGCCGAAGGATGGTCTACTTCAAAACAAACTGCATCTGCGATAACTGATTTGTCAATAGACACTATTCGCCTGAAATCTCTTAAATGACGGTTGGTAAAGTCTGCAAACTGTTCTGACTTTCTTTTAACTTTAAACGGATTAACTGGAATATATAAAAGATGTATTCTATATGACAATCTTCCAGTTTTTTTCTCATCTTTATATGTAAACTTTGGTATTCTAGAACCTATCACACATTTTCCACCAAGAGATTCTATTAAAAACTTTATATCATTTGCTAATACTTTGCTTGATGTCGAATATTCAATCTTACCATCAGAAATGGAACCATCAGTATCAAATAAACCTCTTAATACTTCTAGCCTTATCTCTGGTGAATTTATTTTATATACTTCTGGTATAAATTTTTCCCAAGACCTTTTTCCTCCAAGACCAAGTTCTTTGAGTGTTGATGATACTCCATATATTGAGTAGTCGTAATCTCTCTTAAACTTGTACTCAACTCCAAAAAAATCAAGTATTTCTGGGTCATTGGTAGAAAGACTATTACAACTATATCCATTACCTAAATAAGCACCTAAGAAATAAGGGTTAAGAGTAACATCTTTATTATCAAATTGAATAGCGTCGACTAATGGAATGATATATTTTTGTTTAGCTGGAACAATACCATTATATTTCTGATAAAATTCATATATTTCTTTAGTGTCCACTACCTTCCATTTGCCGTAGTCTGGGTTATCCCATACTTTATTAACTCCATTATGATTAGTTTCGTATTTTTCCCTACAACGCTCTCTACGAGTCTGCACGACCCATAAATGCTCTAGTCCGCAGTCTACTGTTGAACCATCATCAAAAGTTATTTTATATAACTGTTTATTTGAATGATTAAAAACCCCAGTAACCTTAGTTTTCTCACCGTTTTTTGCAAATAAGGTGTCACCAACATTAACATCTTTAGCTAACACAAAACCATCTGGCGTCATAACAGGTGTATTAACCTCAATTTCTTTTCCGCCTCGTTGACCAGCACTAGCGAAGATAAAACGAGCGTTGCTCATCAATACTTTGGCTTGAGCAGGTATAGGAGTAAATTCTACAATATCATTATTCATTCAAACCTCAGTCTATATTTATCCATTTTTTCTTTCCAATCTTTAAATCCAGCCCACTTCAAAACAATTTCATTTAATTCAATATCGCAATTATCACACATTGGTCTATATATTCTATTATCAGCACATACTTGCCATTGTTGAGTGGCTTTATCACCACATCTAAAACATTTAACTCGACCAATTCCTATCTCAGTATATGGTTTAGTTCTCATTATCTTTTTGTTTCCATACCTCTAGTGGATTATTCTCACTCTTTGGTACTCCACCTAAGTTAATTTGAATCATTACAGGTGGTTTAGGTTGTTCTTTCTCACTATCACGAGCAGAAAAACCAGCCCTATCTAATAAGTCTTGAGCAGCAGTTAATCTATTCTTTTCTGATTTACCATTTTCCATAATATCAGTAACGGTTCCAATAGCAGCTGGTGCCACCATAGAAAATAGTTGTCTTAAATCTTTATTATAGTTAGTTGGATTAAAATCTCTAATCTTAGCTTTAACAGTAGATGTAGCAATGCTTAATAGTCTTTGATAACTTGCAGGGTCTAAATCATCTACGTTATCCACAGTTAAGTTCTTAACAGCAAATGGAGCAGGACCGTCTCCGTTTCTTTTCATTTCTTTTAAATATACAATTTTAGCAATACCATTTATATATTGCATCCCACCAGCCTCTAACAAGGCTTTCAAATGGTCTCTACCTTTAACCAACGACAAAAATAGCCTTCGCTGAAACTCAGACATATTTTCTAGTATTTCATTCACATTACCAATCGCCTGTGATGTTTCTACTAAAGCCTTTTCTACTTTGTATACACCTTTTTTAGAACCTTTATATGACATTTAATTCCTCTAATTTCATTCTAACACTTTATATTACATAAAAAAAGAAGACACCGATTAAGTGTCTACTTTTTGAGTGCTTGTCTTGGGAGAGGCAAACAAACTAGAAAGAGGGTATAGACTAGGGAAATGAGACCCTGCCTACATCTATATAGTAACATAATTCCCACATTTATTCAAGTAGCTATTGACAGATTTCTATTATTGGAGTATATTGTAAATATGATGATTATAACCCATATTACAACTAACGTTGTCAAAGGTTATGCACCTAAAGTGTATAAGAGTTATAATACATCATCTAAAGAGGTCCACAGTTTTCTGTGGCTTTTTTAGTTATGAAAAAATATTCTGATAATAAATGTGAAAAATGCTTTGGTTCTATAACACTTAAAACAGAATACTATTGTAGAAACCATAATCTTCCAATAATTTGTTTTAATTGCAGCCAAAAAGAAAAAAGAACGTATTTCAATTCACACAAAAAAGAGTATTATAAACTAGAATCAAAGAAATATAATTTATCAGACAAACATTTAAGATAATATAACAGTCGGGAGTAACATAACTGGAGGACCGACTATAAAGAAACGCTCTCCACCTCACGAAGCGAGAAACTCACTTTTGGATAAGTAACTTCGAGAGTATAAAAAAGCAGGAAGCACGAGGCTTAGAGGACCTGCACACTAAGATGTAATACATTACAGTGAGAACGAGCCACTAATCTGCCGAGAGAAAACGGATAAACAGATAGCATATAACCACCATTACTATGAGGGGGGTATGGGGGAGTAACAC